CGTCGAGCGACAGCGTCACGCGGCCGGCCACATTCACGGGTCCGCTCACGCCGCCATCCTCCCGCCGTCGATCGCCTTCAGGCCGTGGTCGACGATCTGCGGCGCGGCGTTCATCGCCGCTTCGGCGAGCTGCGCCTCCTGCATCTGCCGCGCCTTGTTCTCGCGCGTCGCCTTGCGGGCGTCCGCCGTCGGGATCAGGTTCTTCGGCAGGGCGAAGGCGTCGGCCAGCTGGTCGGCCGTGTCGTCGATCAACAGATGCTCGTCGAGCGCCTGCGGTCCGACGAAACCGATCATCATCTCGACATAGCTGGCCAGGTTGACCAGCTGGTCGGCCTTCATCTGCGCCACGATCGGCGAGCGCACCGAGACCGACACCATCAACTCGTTGAAGTTCATCAGCGGCGGCATGTAGCCGAATCCATAGAGGATTTCGGCGCAGCGGGGCACGATGACCGGATGGATCGACCGCCACAGCCGCTGGAAACCGTTCAGATGCACGCGGGCGTTCTGGCGCACCCGCGCGGCAATCTCGGAGGCCGATCGCGGCGTGCCGGTCTCCGGCGGCAGCCGCGTGTCGAACAGGGCCTCGCGCACCTGGCTCTGCATGCCCTCGATCACCATGCGGCCGATGTCGAGCCGGCCCGATGCCGGGTCGAGGCGCTGCACGTCGGGGCCGAGCATGCCGCCGGTCGACTGCATCGGCCAGAACTCGCCGGCGCCGACATTGACCGTGTCGGGGTTGAACGTGCCGCCGGCGCGATAGCCCCAGATGCCCAGCATCTGGATCGCGGCCGACCGCAGCGCCAGTTCCTGCGCCTTGTTCAGCGTCTTCAGCGATGGCAGCGCCAGCATCACCGGGCCGCGGCCGCGCGCCTCTCCAGGCACGCGGTAATAGGGCGCCACCGCGATCGGCTGGGTGCGCGTGATCGTCGTCTCGATGAACTCGTCGCAGTCGCGGTCGAGATAGGCCACGAAGCGCCAGCGCCCGTCCGGCAGGCGCTGGAAATCCTGGTACAGCGTGAACTCGTCGTTCGGCTTGGTGACGGCTGCTTCCTTGAACGTGGCGCGGAACTTGCCCTTCGGAAACGCCTCGATCACGCCCTCGCGCGTGACAGGCCGTTTCCACGAGAAGAAGCTCTGCCGGCCCCAGGCGTCGCAGGAGATGGCGATCTCGTCGGCTGGCGGCGCGTACATGATGATCGGCTGGTCGGGCGTGCCCTTCAGCGGGATCAGCGCGCCGGTGCCGACGCCGAGATCGATGCACATCTCGTGCGTGGCGGTGTCGAGATCGCCGGCCTGCATGAAGCCGTAGAGGAACGTCGACATTTTTTCGAATTCGCGGTCGAGCTTGGCCTTGCCGGCGTCGCCGATCGATTGGTGCAGCAGCGCGCCGGTTTCCAGCACCGGCGGGCCGGAAAACAGCCGTTGCTGCAGCTCGCCGGCGAGGTTCATCGCCGAGGTCGGGCCGGTCATGTCGAAGATGCGGTCGGCCAGGCTCTTGCGCTTGGAGATCCCGCCCGGCCGGCGGTGCGGAATGACGAAGTCGTAAACGTCTTCGTAGATCGCCGTCCACGGCGCCATGTCCTGCCAGGCCTGGTCGGAGCGCCTCTTCTGCCGGGCGAGGTCGGATTCGCTCACGACAGGTCGCTCTTTAGCTGGTTGCCGCCGGCGTCGGCGAAGAGGCGGCGGCCGCGTGGTGCGCGCCGCGTCAGGGTTTCGCGCGCCTGCGCCGATTGCTGTTGCGACAGCTGCCGCGTGTTGGCGATCTCCTGCATGCGCCGCGACCGTTCCGCGTCGGCACTGGCGCCCCCTCCAAAGATCGTTGCCATCGCCTATCCTCTCCAGAGCCAGATCGACCGATCCCGGAAACCGCCGGGTCTGAAACCGGTCGCCATCGCCATGCGCATGCCGGCCATGTTGTCGGGCCGTATGTGCACGAAGGTCAGGATGCGATTTTGGGCGAAGCGGCGGGCCGTCAATTGCGCAAGCCGCACGAGCGCCAGCATGTGCCGCCGCGCGGCTGGCGCAAAGGCGATCGCCAGCTCGGCGCGCCGCGCCCGGCGCCGATCCAGCATCGCCAGCGCCACCGGTTCGTCATCCTCGAGGATGGCGACCGCTTCGCCGCGGCGCGTCTGGTAGAGGATGACCTTGCGCATGAACGGCCGGCCGCCGGCGAACATCAGCGCCAGCGATGGCGGGACGGGCGAGACCAGCCGCAAGGCCATCACACATCCCAGATCGATTTGGGCTTTGGGCGGGCGTTGCGCATGCCCACGACGTTGGGCGCACGCCCCATGCCGGAGACATCGCCGATGACGCCCTGGCGCCCGCGATGACCAAGGCACAGGTACTGCAGGCCGTCATGCGGGTGCGAATATTCGTTCTTCGCGATCACGATCAGGTCTGTCCGCCCGGCCGACGACTGTTTCGTCAGGTGGTAGTGGGCGGCAAAACCGCCGATCAGCCGCTTGCAGCGCGGGTCGATCAGAAGCCGCGGCGTGTGGCCGTCGATCATGCCCTTCAAATACCAGCGCACCGATTCGAGCCGGATGCCGACTTCGTTCGATGGTGCCGGCATCAGGTTGACGTTGAGCGCGCGGGCGACGATCTCCATGTCGGCCAGGCCGCCGGCCTGCCGGTCGGCGCCGTACATCGCCGAAGGGTCGCCCCAGGCCTCCTGAACCGGAAAGGCGCGAAAGCGCTGCATCATGAGCTCGAAGGCGAGATTTGCCAGCGTCTGCGGGCCGGATCCCGGCGAGCAGCACACTTCCGCCAGCACGCGCAGCTGACCGTTCGGCATGAACTGCCCGAACACCATGGCGGGAGAGCCGCCGAAGTCGGCGCCGAGCGCCAGCGGAATGCCGGCGACCGGCTCGAGGAAGTCGTTCGACCGGTGCAGCGACAGCGAGAACTCGCCGTCGTAGACCGGCGTTCCGTCCGCAACGAAGCCAGGCTCGCCGTGCACATAGCGCTTGGCCTCGGCCGGCCGCATCGTCCGCAGCTCGAGTTCGTAAGAGGAGCGGGGCTTGCCCTTGCGGTTCTCGGCATTGGCCGACAGCCCGCCCGGCTGGACGAACAGGTTGATCATCGGATTGCGGTCGGGATGATCCTTTTCGACCCAGCCGCCGAACCGGCAGACCCAGTTGTTGACGTCCGGCGGGTTGCAATCGCCCCAGGTCAGGCGCGGCAGAAGCGTTTCGTCGTCGTCGATCGCCACGCCCATCGACTGCATGCGCGTGCGGTAGGGTTTCACGATCCGCGCCAGCTCGCTTTCGGCGATCAGCTCCATGCGCGGATAGCGGCCGGTGCGCGACCAGAACAGGCCAGGCACGCGCTCGTCGAGGAGATCGCACTCGTTCATCCAGCCGGCCGAGATCTCGTAGCCCTTGATGAACTGTTCGACATTGGCATCGCCGATCGCGCCGAACTCCATCGTCAGTTCGACCTTGACCGGCTTGCCCTCGCGGATTGCCGCATATTCCAGCTTGTGGACGACGGGTCGATCGAGGCCGCCCTTGTAGTCGACCGTGTACGGATGGTTTTCCGGGAACATCTCGTGCCAGGACGACAGGCAGGTGCGCGCCAGATCGCGATAGGTGTCGCGGATCGCCGCGATCTTGACCCGGATCACGCCATCCTTGCAGACCGGAAACCAGCTGCCCGCGAGGTATGGCCCCTTGAAGCTCGACGCCACTGTCTTCCCCGAGCCAGCCGGCCCGGCGATGATGTCGATCGGCCCCGTCGACGCAATGAACGCCGCCCCGATCGGCCCAGGCGGATCGTAGCGCTGCAACTGGAACTTACTCTGGCCCTGCTGCATCCCGGCTCCCGCTGGTCCCGCACGCGCGCGTCCGCGCCCACCCGCATCCCGATTCAACGTCTCGAATTTATCCGCGATCGTTCCGCGTCCAGTGATGGCAAGCCGGATGGCGAGGAAGCGCCCTCGCGGGTGCACGCGCGCGGGTGCACGCGCGCGAGCGTGCACGAGGGCTGACCGATCGGTGTGTGTGACTCTCGACACCCGGTGGGGTAGGGGGTGCCCGCGGGTTTTGAAATTCGAGGACCGCGCGTCCGCCGCGGCGAGCCAGGGGGGACGGGGTCGGCGCGCCAGGGGCCGACGGCCGCGCCGACCGGTCGAGGCCAAGGATGAAACGGCCTTGCGCTACTGATTTTAGATCAGTCGCCGCGCGCTGTTTTGCCCTGCTATATCAACGGCTTGGCTCAACCGTGCGAGTTGTCGCCCTTGTCTCGCACGGATGCACCATTGTTTTCATTGGCTTTTTCGTCGCCGAAGATCGACAGCCCGCTGCTGCTCTCGACGACGTGGCCGCCCAGGTCGCCGGCGACCATGAGGTGCAGCTTGCGCACGTTGACGTTCAGCTCCTTCTGCTTGGCGTAGCCATACTGCGCCAGGTCGGCCGCAGCCTTCGCCTGGATCGCCAGCACCTTCAGCGGATCGACCGGCACCATGATCGGCGTGCCGTCCGGCCGACGGCGCGGCGCGCCGGTGTCGTCGAGCACCGGCGAGGCCAGCGCCTGCGCCAGCGCCAGCGTATCGGCCGTCTGGATCATCGACAGCGTCACCAACGGGTCGCGGTGGCCGAGCTGCTGCAGGTAATCGAACACGTCGCCATTGCGCCGGTTGCGGCTGCCCGCCGGCCTCCCCCGCGCCCGGCGCTGGCCCGCGACTTGGTTCGCCGCCATCGCCAGCGTGTCGACGTCGTCGAGATCAGGCGAGCCGGCGATCAGGTCGAGCTGTTCGCCCTCCTGTTCGAGCGCTCCCGCCAGCCGCGCGACACTGGCCGCCAGCGCCTCGCCACTCGGC